GCGTGAATAGCGCTTTTAGATAATCGAGGTTCGCGAGGAGGGTTGCGCGCGGATCGGCGGACGGGTTATCGTCCGTATCATAGTATCCGTTCACGGTAAGCGGGATCGTGAACGTTCGCGCGGCAAGGGTTCGCCGACGCGGAATCTCGCCACTACGCGACGGGTTCACCAGATCGGCGCCCCGCACGCCGGGACCGTCGAGAAACGACGACAGGTTCTCCGTCGACCACGCCTCACACGACAAGGGGACGTCGCTTAGCGTAAGATACTCGGTCATCGTCGCGATTGGCATACGGTGCTAACCTTTCAGGTACGCGGCGCGCCGGAGCGCCTGCGGAATAGACGTGGACGCCGGCTCCGGAACCGGGTTCGTGATCGTGATTGTGTAGTTCGCGCCGCCGGCACCCCCGACAACGCCGGTAAGCGCCTCGTTCGGTATGACAGTTCCCGCACGACGCGGGACGATCAGTTCCGGACCGCGCTCACCGACGAGATACGCCCGATTCGGATCTATCGGACCGCCGTCGGCCTTGCCGCCTCCGAAAAACGAACCGAACGCGGATTTTATGCCACTCCCGAGGGCCGACGGGAGGTTTCGGATCGTCTCGACGATACGGCGAATGAACCCGGCGATCTTGTCGAACACGTCGCGGAAGAAATCATAGACGGCGCGCACCCGTTCCCGGACGATGTCAAACGCCAGACGGAAACCGGACACGATACCGGAGAACAACCGGGCGAACACGCCGCCGATCGCACCGACCGTCGCGGAGACCGCCCCGGCAATGCTCGACAGAACACCGGCGACCGCCGAAATCGCATTTCCGATCGCTGACCCGACCGCCTGAAACCCGGAGATAACGGCCGAGATCACGTTTCCGATCGCCTGACCCGCCGCACTGAACCCGTTTACCACGGCCGAAATCGCGTCCCCGATGACACGCCCGACCGCCTCGAACGACTGTTGTAGGTTCCCGGTGAGGACTTGCCACGCGGCCGTTCCGTATTCGGCGATCTTCGAGAACACGCCGGAGAAAAACGCGACGATCTCGTCCCAGTATTTCACGATCAGGACCACGGCCGCGATCGCGGCCGCCGCCGCGAGGATCCACGGGTTCGCGAGAAGGGCGAGACGGAGAACGTTCAGCACCTTTACAATCGTCCCGATCGACGACACGACCTTCGCAAACACGATTAGGACCGGCCCGAGGGCGGCGGCGAGACCGCCGACAATGACAATCGTTTTCTGCGTCTCCGGCGACAACTTCCCGAACCACTCCGCAAATCTCTGTATGTAGGGGACCGCCGTCTGTATCGCCTTCGAGATTGCGGGGAACAGTTGTAGCGCGATCGGTTCTAACGCGAGCATTGCCTGCTTTTTCGCCTTGTCGAGTTCCTCCGTCCACCCGGACGTTTCAGCCGCCACGCGACGGATACTCTCATCGCCGTTCTCAATCGCGTTTAGCGTTCCCTCAATGTCGAACTGTCCGCGTTTGATCGCGTCCAACGCGTCGAGGAACGTTCGCGCACCGAACAACTCCGACGCGCGAGCCTGCGCCGCCGCGTCGTCACCCTTCGCGATGTAACCTTCGATCTCCTTTACGCCTTCGCGGAAAAACGTTGCCGCACTCTTCCCGTCTTTCGCCGCCTTGACGATGTTCACGCGCAACGCACCGAGCACCGTATCCGTATTCACGCCGGCCTTTTCGAACTGACCGAGAAGGGCCGCCGTCTCTTCCAGACCGAAACCCAACTCCGCGAATGCGGCGGACTGTGATACGAGTTTGTCGGTCAGCGCACCGAACGGGACGCCGGTTTCCTGACTTGCGCGGAACAGTTTGTTGAACGTGTTTGTGGCCTCTTCCGCCGGAACGCCGAACGCGGATAGAACGCGCGTCAGCGTATCGAGGTTCGCCGGCGCGCCGGTGATCTGTTCCAGATCGAGTAACTGTCGCGCGAGCATTGTAAGCGGCTTGTCCGTCAGACCGAGACGCGTATTCAGTAACGAAATGACTTCCGCCGTGCGGTCGAACGACCCGGTCGTGGACGTTGCGACACTCTCGAATACGTCTTCTAACTTCGCGAGTTCGTCGCCCGTTGCGCCTGTTAGAACTCGGATCTTGTCGCGCGCGTCGTCCAGATCCAAACCGGCCGCGACCGCCGCGCTACCGATCGCCAAAATCGGCGCGGTAACCCCGGCCGTTAGACCCTTACCGGCCTTGTTCAGACCAGACGACAGTTTCTCCGAGATCGTCGCCGACGCCTTAGACGCCGCGTCCCCGGCGGCCTTCCCGATCGAGTCGGCGAGCGCGGCCCCGGCACCGTCGGCCAACGACAGAGACGTGAGCACGTTTAGCAATCCGATGTCAAGCGCCACCGCCAACCTCCTTTCCCGGGACACGAACCGGGACGCGGAAATCCCGGATCAGATCGCGGAGACGAGTGCCGCGTCCGGCGCGCTTCTCGGCCTTCTCCCACGGGCGCGGAATCCGCACCGGTTCCGGCGGCCGGCTACCCTGCTTCGAATGCGCGACAATGAACGCCCGGCGCAACGCGTCGATAACCTCGATTTGCGTAGCCAGCAACTCCCGCTCGTCGGACCACGACGTCCGGGCCGAACGCCACAACGCCGCGTCGGGCGGCAACCACTCGATTAGCGACAGGACACGACGCGCGCCCAGTGCTTCCGGGCCGTAGAGATCGGCGCGGAAATCACGCCCATACACCCGGAACCAGTCCGCTTCCAACGCGGAGAAATGCGCGCGGACTGTGTGAACGGCTCCGGTTAGACTTTTGGGTCGGCCCCGTAGATCGTCGCGACACCCTGAATGACTTCCAGAACGTCGGCAACGGACGGGTTCAGGGCCTCGAACTCGGCCCACTGATCACCCAAGAGGAGACGGACCGCGCGGAGGGCGGCGGCACCATCGCCACCGGCGGCGGCTTCCGCAACCGTCCACGGCATTTCCACCGGCAACGTGAACTCGCGGCCGCCGAAACGAACGATAGGAGTTTCCCCGTTCGCTTCCTGTCTTGCGGCACGGGCGGCGTCGAGGTCAAGGACGCGCGCCACGGTCAACTACCCGCCGGTTCCATTGCCGGGTCGTCGGTGATCAGATACCAACCGGCCTCGTCGTCGGCGCTTGCCAGAACCGAGAAGGTGATTGGGAGATCGGCGGCGGCGGTGCGGGCGAGGGTCGTTTCCACCGACTCCGACACGACGCCGCGCTCGATGACGAGACGGTAGTTTTTCGAACCGTCCTGCCACGAAATCACCATCGCGCGCTCGTAAAGCGCGTCACCGGGGAGCGGCGGGGTGTAGGTGTATTCGCCGCCGGCCTCGGTCACTTCACCGCCACCGAACGCCAACAGGAGGGACTGTTCGGTCCATTCGCGAAGGATCATTGAGAGATCCACGGTGCGGGCGGTTACGATCTTACGGATCGGGAGAAGGGTTTGGAACGCGAGAACGTCGGTCACGTCAACCGACGCGGACACCGAAACCCCGTCCTCGCCCACGTATCCGAGATCGACGAACGCGGCGTTCAGCGACGCGCTAACAGTCGTCGGAAGGGTCGTGCCCACGGGCGCGACGTGAACGGATCCACCGCTCGCCACCAGCACGTTATCGGGGTTCGTTGCCATCGTTGTTGTTCTCCTCTGCTCGTTATGATCCCGGCGCGGCCGGTTGACGGTGCGCCGTGACAGTCACCGTCGCCAGATACCGGGGCGTTTGCGCTTCCGGGTCCGGAACCCACGTTGCGCCCGATTCCTGATCGACTGCGGTTACGACTACGCCCTCTACGAGTGCCCCCTCCAACGTGTTTTCCAACGACGCGACGGCCGCCGCGAGCACGTCCCACGCGTCCCCCTTCGTATCCGCCCACGCTTCCACCGTCACCCGGGACGCATACAGGTAACCCCGGACCGGGATCGTGCCCCCGTTGAGGGTGATCCGGACACGCGGCAAAACGGCATTCGGCGGGAGTTCCGTAGAAACCCCGTTCTCCCCGACGAGGTCGGTAACGTCACCATCGGCGAGGAGGTGTTGGACGACGACGCGTTCTATGTCGATCACGCCCGGCTCCTACCCTGACCGCGTTTCTTCGTCGCGATCGCAATAGCGCGCGGGCCGCCCGTCTCGCGCCACGCGGTAAGGTTCTGCTCCGTCGTCTTACCCTCGAACAGGGGGACCCACTCAACACCTTTCACCCGGGCCGCGACATTCTGCGCCGCGCGCGTCATAACGAGCGACGGCGAACGCGCGATAGACCCAAACTCGATCAGGAACGACTTCCAATCGCGGGACGCGACAATACCTACCGTGCCGTCATACGATCCGCCCGACGGGTCACCCCGGAACTCGGCGGCAACGAGCGGATTAGAAAAGCGTTTCCCGGATCCGCGAAACCTGTTCGCGCGGAGTTTCTCGCGCACCTGCCGCGCCGGGAGCGTGCCCGTCTCAATCCCGGCCGCATACTTCCCCGTGTCGTATGCCTCCGACCGGGCAAGGGACGTCGCCTCGTCGCGCACCTGACCGGCGATCTCGGCCAACCGGTCGCGCACTTGCGTAGAACGCGACAACGCCGCCCACACGCGGTCGTAATCGATCGTCAGTTTCGCCTTCTCCGTCATACCGTCACCAACCGGACCGGCGCTTCTATGTGATGAACGCCGACCGAGTTCTGCGGCGAAATCGGCGGACCGAACACCTCCCACGTCGCGCCGTTCACCGTCACCCGGTCAAGCGCCGACAGATCCGTTCCGGCCTCAACGAACAGGGTTCCCGTCCGCGTCAGCGATGTCCGGTCGTCGTCGAGTTCCTCACCGCCCGTCTCCACCAGACGACACGGCACACCGTCGGCCACCTCGTCCCACACCACGACCGGGTTTCCGTAATCGTCGAACCCGTCCTCGGTTTCCCGTTCGATCGTCGCCGACGAGATCAAAAGCGAACGAAACGACACGGCTACGCCCGCTTGTAACGATCCAACACGGCGAGTTCGGCGGCCTGAAACGACGCACCGCCGCCCGTGTACGTCACCGAGTACGAACCGATACTCTCCTGCTTGACCGACAACGGCGCGTCATACAGTCGCGCCGCAACCGACGCAACCACACCGACGATCGCCGCCGGAATCGTCGCGTATCCGTGCGAATACGTCACCACGACCGACCGCAACGTCGCCGGCCACGTGCCCGTTAGTTTCCGGAGTTCCCCGGTCCGCGACCACGCGTAATCGTCGCCTTCCGTCAGTTCCTCCTCGTCAACCTCAACCGACGCAACCTCCGTCACCGGGTAAGCGGGCAACAACAGGACACGCGTCCCGGAACCGTCCATCGTCTCGACGT